ACCAGTAGAACCAGTAGCGCCAGTGGAACCTGTTGCTCCTGTTGAACCGGTAGCGCCCGTGGAACCTGTTGCGCCCGTGGAACCTGTAGCACCAGTAGAACCAGTAGCGCCAGTGGAACCTGTTGCTCCTGTTGAACCGGTAGCGCCCGTGGAACCTGTTGCGCCCGTGGAACCTGTAGCACCAGTTGCTCCTGTAGAACCTGTTGCGCCAGTAGAACCGGTAGCGCCAGTAGAACCGGTTGCGCCTGTAGAACCAGTGGCACCTGTAGAACCAGTATGACCAGTGGAACCAGTTGCTCCTCTAGGTCCTGTTATAAAAACTATATCATCAGCTGCAATAATACCTGTAACACCTTCATTATTTTCGATAGTTAGTGATTTACTACTTATACTTGAGCTGTTGACACTTCTTATCAAGTAATATCCTACAGGCGATGATTCATCTCCAATAATAATAAACTTCCCCTCATCATATGCTAATAGAGCCACTGTATTGCCACTAGGAAAAGCAGTTATAATAAGAGATCCTGTTGCTCCAGGATTTATTGTTGCTCCTGTAACTGCTTTAGCTGTTAGTTGTTCACCCGATGGTCCAACCTGACCAGTAGCGCCAGTAGCACCTGTGGAACCAGTAGCGCCTGTATCACCAGTAGAACCAGTAGCACCAGTTGAACCTGTTGCGCCTGTGGAACCTGTGGAACCTGTTGCGCCTGTGGAACCTGTGGAACCTGTGGAACCTGTTGCGCCTGTGGAACCTGTTGCGCCTGTAGAACCAGTAGAACCTGTAGAACCTGTTGCACCGGTATCACCAGTGGAACCTGTTGCTCCCGTAGAACCTGTTGCGCCTGTAGAACCGGTAGCACCAGTAGAACCGGTAGCGCCCGTGGAACCTGTTGCGCCCGTGGAACCTGTAGCACCAGTGGAACCTGTAGCACCTGTGGAACCGGTTGCGCCTGTATCACCAGTAGATCCTGTAGCACCAGTACTTCCTGTTGTTCCTGTAGCACCAGTGGAACCTGTAGCACCAGTTGAACCTGTTGCGCCTGTAGAACCGGTAGCACCAGTAGAACCAGTGGAACCAGTAGAACCGGTAGCACCAGTAGAACCAGTAGCACCAGTTGAACCTGTTGCGCCAGTTGAACCAGTAGCACCTGTAGAACCTGTGGAACCGGTTGCTCCTGTAGCACCAGTGGAACCTGTAGCACCTGTGGAACCGGTTGCGCCTGTATCACCAGTAGAACCGGTGGCACCTGTACTTCCTGTTTCTCCTGTTGCTCCTGTAGTTCCTGCAGATCCTGTAGCGCCTGTAGCGCCTGTATCACCAGTGGAACCTCTAGCACCTGTGGAACCGGTTGCTCCTGTAGCACCAGTGGAACCTGTAGCACCTGTGGAACCGGTTGCGCCTGTATCACCAGTAGAACCGGTGGCACCTGTACTTCCTGTTTCTCCTGTTGCTCCTGTAGCACCTGTAGATCCTGTAGCGCCTGTATCACCAGTAGAACCGGTTGCGCCTGTAGAACCAGTTGCTCCTGAGATACTAGGACCAACAACATATATTTCTTTGCCGACTATTAATCCGACATTCGCCGAACTTACATTTTCTACTGTTAATTGTTTTGTTGTGGGAGTGAGTGTGTTATCCGATAGTATTCTCCAATATCCAGCTAATGATAACGACGTATCATCTGATACAAGATAAACTCCTGAGTCAAATGCGTCTAATAAACCTGGATTAGATACTTCTATATTTATCGTCAGTGAGCTACCCGGTGGAACTTGTCCTGTTGATGATACTGACGTTATTGTTGCTGCCAGATAAGGACCTTGGGCACCAGTCGAACCAGTCGCACCTGTAGCACCTATAGAACCATTAGCACCTGTCGCACCTGTAGCACCCGTCGCACCTGTAGCACCATCAGAACCATTAGCACCTGTCGCACCTGTCGCACCTGTCGCACCTGTAGCACCATCAGAACCATCAGAACCTGTCGCACCTGTAGCACCATCAGAACCATTAGCACCCGTGGCACCAGTAGCACCTGTATCACCCTTATCACCCTTATCACCTACCGTAACAAAACTAATAACAACATCATCTAAATTAGCAAACAGACCCGTTCCCGAAGTATGTGAAATATCTATCGTCCAATAACCTGATCCTGAAGATGTTTTTACCAATTCACTTATAGAAAACTCCAAATAATCAGAAACGGACGAACTATTTGTAATTCTAACATGTCCTTTTATGGCACTTGTAACAGAGTCTATTGTTTCCATAAAACTATCAATAGAGGTAGAGGGACTATTGTTATCGCTGCTATTAATAAACATTACAGTTGCCCCAGTCTGAACTAGAAAATTATTTAATCTTACAATACCATTGGTACCAATTAGTGATGGAAGATCCGTCGGTCCAGTAGAACTAGAATATTTATAAGGAAAACTCGCTCCACCGAAAGACCCATCCGCACCTTTTGCGCCTGTCGAGCCCGTTGCTCCCGCTGCGCCCGTTGCGCCCGTTGCGCCGGTGGAACCAGTTCCACCGCTCCCCGTTATTCCTGTTATCCCCTGTAGATAATCATATGCCGCAGTCAAACCTGCAGCACCACCAGCGTCTATACCTGCAGCATTACCTGAAGCCGCGCCGGAAGCCGCACCGGCAGCCGCACCAGCAGCTGCACCGGCATCTGCTCCAGCGTTTGCACACGCATCAAGACATCGACTCATATATATATATATGCGATAATATTATATATTACCGATCTCTACACATTTTATAAGGTTGTTTGATTTCATTTTCATGGTTATTCACGTTAATATTTCTTTTAAAAATATAAACATATTTTAGAAGAATATAGTATGAGCTTTGACTTAAATTTAGATAACTACCAAATAAATGAACTGGAAGAGATTTTTGAACTTCCTTCATCTTATGATAAATCATTAATTGAAAAAAAAAACATCGAATTACAAAAAAGCGTGATGAATGATGGCAAAATGGATTCCATTATTAAGAAAAACACAATAGATTTTTTAATACAAGCTAAAAACAAAATACTAAATACATTCAAAAATCAAAATGGTCCTGTTGTTAAGGCAATCAAACAAGTCTTTAATGTAAATGATAATCTCGTTCCCTCCGAAGTAATTAGTCCCAATGGTTCTAACTTTGTAATAGAACATCCACGCACTACATATACACAATCATTACCATCTGAATATGTTCCAGGTATTATTAATCCATTGAAAAAAAGAATTACCAAGGAATATCTCAACATTGATACACGTTTTCGAACTAATTATTATTCTTCGTCAGCCTCTAATTTCCATTTTGATTTACCTGAAAAATACTCTAATGTCGTTTCCATGCAATTAAATAGTATAGAACTACCCACTACCTATTTTGTGATTTCCAAACAACTAGGTAATAACTATTTCAAAATCACATTTGATACGAGCGAAGAGAGTACAATGATTACTATTCCTACAGGTAATTATACATCTCAATCTTTAGTAGATTATTTGAATTACTATGTTCAATTGGGTGTGCTAAGCACAAGTAATTTCAAAGTATTATTATTTACATTGAATGAAGATATTACCAAAAGTGGAACAGGTCAAATTATTGTAGGGATAAATGAGCAACTTGTTCCTGATATCACAGACGACTCTTACAATTTTACGTTGGGATTTGATACTGACGCGAATGGTTATACTGATAATGGTACCCCATTGCCTTTGAAATTTGGATGGTTGATGGGGTTTCGTTTAGGCACCTATTCCGGGAACTGTACTTATGTAACTGAAGGTATTCCTGATTTGAAAGGGTCGAAATACTTGTTTTTAGTGATAGATGATTACAATAATAATGTAAACAACAGCTTTTCTAGTGCATTCAACAGCTCTATTTTGAATAAAAATATTATTGCTCGCATTTCTTACGCACAAAATACGTTCAATATAGTTTCTCAAAATAATTTGGGATTGATCACTCCAAAGCGTGAATATTATGGTCCAGTCGATGTTCAAAAAATGAACGTCCAGTTGTTGGATGAATATGGACGGATTGTTGAATTAAATAATATGGACTTTTCATTTTGTATTACCTTTCAGATGGTATATGATTTATAGTTTGGAAAATAGAGGATAGGATAATAAATAATGAATTATGGAATACTTCATTATTTATATTTTGTATTTTTATCTTACATTTTTTTTGTTTTTCTTTTTTCTTGTTTTTTGTTTTTTGTTTCTTGTTTTTCTAGTTATTTGTTTCCGTTTCCGTTTCGTCATTCTGTGAATATTATGTTTTCCACCAATTTTATTTTGTTGGATTGGAGATGGATAGGGTGTTTCTTTTTTACATATATCAATTATGGGCTGTATCGCATCTTGTATATGAGATATTACTCCTACACCTGTTTCAGTTACTTGATGAAATATTCCCTTTGTAGCATTATGAATAGTTAACAAACGTTTGTTATTAACAATATTCGGAAGTTTTTTTTTCATTTCAGTTAATTGACTACTCGCTTTAGCTGTTGCCTGATCTAAAGCAATACGAGCATCCTTTTTGATAGCCTTAGGTAAATCTTGTTTTGATGACAATGAAAAGTTTGGCGAACTCATTATAGTATGTTGTGTGATTTTTTATTCCTACTCACGATAAATCATTATCGTTCATCGCATATTATACCCATTTATGTTCTTTTTTGCCACCAGAATACAATACCGCATGGTTTTCTTTTATCATCCATTGATTCACATGAATATTATCAATGTAAATATCTGCTAACAATCTACCATATTTTTCATTCGACAAGTGTTCTAAACGCACATTTTTATGAAGCAATAATTCGGACAAAGCCACCTGTGCTTTTTTAGCCAATTCTTTTTCTTTCTCTGATGAACCTTTCATCTCTGGTGTATCGATACCATTTAATCGAACTGAAAACCTATATAGTGTTTTATCTGTGCTTTTAGGTAAGGTACTTGCGATTGTGATAGTATCACCATCATACACTTTTATGACTACGCCTTGCGTTATTTTAGGAAGGAAAGCCTCTGTATCTTTCCATTGAATAATTATCATTTCTTTATCGAGAGGTTCATTGTATTGTGATTTTTTTTTCCAAAAAGGAATACAATTATACTTTACACATAGCGCATTTTGGATACGATGTAACATGTATGATTACGTTATTATCTTAGTATCTTATCTGATTATGTTATTATATCATATACCATTTAATTTATTTTATTTGTTTGTATTTTATATGTATAATCAACAACGAGTTTTTACAAACATAAAAGCATTTGGAAAACCGAACTTTTATTCTAGCGACTCTACAAAAGATACCCATGCGAGGATAATATATTCTACGTCTCGATGTTCAAAAAACAGTCAAGGAAATTATTTATTATACAATCAAGCGAAAACCCTCAAAATTAACGAGACCGAACTGAATATGCGTTATGACGATACATTGATATCATCAGGAACCTTACAGAAATTGGTTCTCTCCGATGTAAATGTAGTCAAAAAAATAGTATCAGATAAACAATGTAATATATATGATCCAACCTCGATTGAACCTTCACTATCGGTTCCTTTTTACTATAAATATGAAATAGACCCGTGTGGAAGTTTATATGGAAACCGTAGTTGTGAAAAAAACAAGTACAAAAGATATATTCAACTCAATAACCCTATTAAATCGGAACATTCTGACTCACTGACATCATGTATTAGTCATCCTTTTAATGCGTGTAATAATAATAAATAAGTATTATGATTTTGATAAAAAATAATATATGATATTTCACATATATTATTTTTCTTTCTGGGATGAATGGGATTTTGATTAATTTATTGATATTACAATATGATACTTAACATACCCAATGTCCCCAAGGTAAATATCATGAATGGGTATATACTTTGTGTTTTTTTCATTATGGGCATATTTTTATGGTTATATTTATATTGTACTGTGTTATATTCGGATGAATATTCATTTTCTATGTCGTCTATGATGTCTATGATGTCTATGTCGTCTGTGTCTATATTATCTATTATATCATCGGTTTCATAAAAGTATTCCATGATAGAGTCTAAATGAGTATGGGTTTTATCTCGATTGTACAAAGAGAACATGTTTATTGAAATCTCTGTCTTCTCCAATTCCACGAATTGTCCCCACTCACTCTCACAATCATCCATTGGTTTCAGTTTTCTTATTTTATTTGAATATATATTATACATATATTACGTATATATATTTTGATGTCAATTTTATATTCATAAACATGTCCGTTCGCATAGACTATAATATAATTTTAATGTACAATTATATGGGGTCATTTAAACTTCGGGATTGGAAACAAATATTTTATAGCCCATATTCTCAAGACTAAAGATAATCATTCATCCTTTATTTCTTGACACCCATTTTCTTCAACATTTTATCGGCTTTTCGTGCCACCTTTTTGTATTTTCTTCCTTTGCTACTATATTGACGCCCTCGTATATACGCAGCATATACTCCTTTTTTGCTTACTTTACAAGTGTTCTTCTTACAAATCGGAAATGATTTTTTTGTACCTAAGAAACATTTTTTACCACAACGTTTACGCATTGTGGTTCTCTGTTTCGCGTTTGGAGATTCCTTTGACCAACCAGACCAAGGAACGTTTTTTCGTGTTTTCGCTACCATATTTATATATATTGCTATTATTATATTATAATACTTCTATTAATGAAACAAACTAAAACAGATCTTCCTGATATAGAAAATAATTTATTACATTTTGATGGACATAGTCAGCATACTACTATTTTATTACGCAAATATTTCAATCGTCTCAAAAATAATCAAACAACAAAAGTGAGCGTTCAGCAACAACCGAATATTACAATCACATCGAATGATAATCATAACATATTGAATATGAAACCCCGTGTTAGTATGAATCAGAATGATATTTATTATCTAAATGATGTGAATAGTGATTTAAGTGATACATTTAGTGAAGACAGTTTATTTTTTGGCGACCAGTCTATTGAATATGGAAATACTGGAGAGCAAATATCTTTCCAAAAATTATCTTATACAGATGTAGAACGCAGTGTTAACAAATATTATAATAATATTAATCATAAATATTCATCTGCTTTAGATATACTAGCTAGTTATCTCAAAGGACATAAAATTGTGTACATGGAATCAAAAAGTTTCTCAGAAAGACAACGTAATTATTTAATGCTTCCGGCAATAATATTATCTACGGTGGCTACGGTAATGTCATCTGTACTTTATTCATATTCATGGGGACCGACCATTATTTCAGGAGTGAATGCAATTATCGCATTTTTACTATCTATTGTCAATTATTTGAAATTAGACGCCGCTTCTGAAGCTTATAAAATATCGTCACATCAATATGATAAACTACAATCGTCTGTCGAGTTTACATCTGGTTCCGTATTATTGTTTCGCGATATTAGTTTTCGCAATGTAAATACGAATACGTTACAAGAGAACTCATCTATTACACAAAACGTACGAGAATACAAAAGAACGAATAACTCACCCCCAGTAGAGACATTCAATAAAAAATTGGAAGATGAAATGATTGAAAAACTATCTAATGTTGAAAAAAAAATCGCTGAAATTAAAGAAACGAATCAGTTTATGATTCCCGATGCTATTCGAAAACGATACCCTATTATTTATAATACTAATATTTTTTCTATTATAAAAAAAATAGACGACAAAGGAAAAAAAGTCATAACCACGTTGAAAAATATCAAAAATGAAATACGATACATCAATGCGGTTTGTAGTTCTATTAAAAAGGACAAAAAGTATGAAGATAAATGTTCAAAACAAAAGGCTCATCTGGTTTGTCTTTTTCAGATGAAAAAAGAATGTATCAATGAACTTTTACTTTTAAAATCTGCGTTTTCTATTATTGACCAAATGTTCCATAGAGAAATTGTGAATGCTGAAATTGTCAAAGAACGATTTTTCTGGAAATGGTTTTGCCATTACGATAAATTAATTGAACCGCAAGATATAAATCCGTTTATTTCTGAGCTCATGGACCCTTTTTCTAATACTACTATAAATGATAACAAATACGTCCCATTCTATGAAATGTAATGAACAGATAATGTTTCCAGAATAATAATATTTATATAAAGATATACAAATATTATTTATTATTGTTATTCCGAGTTATCGGATTTGAACCGATGACCCTTTGATATCTGACGTATGATAACATACAATAAAACTTTTAAACTTCTACAGTCAAATGCTCTACCCCTGAGCTAAACTCGGAATGCTTGAGCCGGGAATCGAACCCGGAGCCCCAGCATGGCAAGCTGGGATTTTACCATTAAACCACTCAAACAGGAAGGAATTGGGTTAGTGTGTGTGTGTCTGTGGATATTAGTATATATGGAATGGAAATAAATATATTGTTGTTGATGATATGATATATACATTCACCACCTCTTACCTGATTCAATAATGATGAACGATAAGTTATTCCTCATCATTTTATATACATCACATATATTTAAGCTGTTTATTGCGAAAACATTGTAAGTATTTCTTCTTTTTTCGGATTATCATTCTGAATATACCATTTTTTCTTTTTATGGTCCCATTTTGCGCCTAATAATTTTGCTTCTTCTTTTTCATCATAAGATACTTGTAAATAAATAGCAGAGTTGTTGGATTTGGGTGATTTTGGAGGGTCAATATTTGTATTATACGGACAGCTTTCCAGACCGATTGCTTTATTTGCCAGCTTATCCGCACCCTCATTTCCTAGAGAATGAATATCTGTTTTACCCGTATGAGCCATAATATGAACAAAAAATACATTTGAAACACCTTTGTATAAAGTATACGCTTTTTTTACTAATTCTTTATTAGGTATATCTGAAGACCAGCATTCTTTCTCACATTTCTCACCATAACTTTTCACACATTTTATTGCGTATGCCGAATCTGATATAATACCTATCTTCTTCCCTTGATGAATATCACCCTTGATTACATCATATGTTTCAATAATAGCACCCAATTCTGCTGTATTATTCGTTTGTTTCCCTATTACCACACGAGAAATATTACGCGGATCATTTTCACCAAAATAGACTCCGATTCCTGCTTTCGCATTTTTCTTTCCGTTGTTGTGACATGAACCATCAGTATAAACAAAATAGGCGACTCGAGACTCAGGGCATGCTACATCGTCATCGCTACAACCATCCAATATATCATCCATTCTAGGATTTTGCTTCAGAAACGCATTCGCTTCTTCAAAAGTAGAAAACTTTTTGTATACTGCGTTTTTATATTTGAAAATAGAACTTGTACATTCCTTCCACGTTTCAAATACGCCTAGTTTTCGTCCATTTGCTACAGCATAAAATGACATATGCCTTATCTGTTTTATCTACTATATAATTGAGCTATTTCATTTTATATTATTTATAATATTCTTATTATTAAAATTGATTCTTCACATGAGTTCATTATATTATCAAACAATATTAAAACTAACTACTAATAGTACTAGTATTTACACCAGAATATAATACACATCATGTCTGAAGAATTAGATTTATCAAATATTCCAGATAATTACCCTAGTTTATGTATTCCACGAGTGTTCTCTAATGTAAAACGCGATAAAATATTCCAAACAATTAAAGACTTACGCATTGGATTTATTGACCGAATCGACATGATCTCAAGAACAACTACCCGTGGAGATACTTACCAGCGTGTCTATATTCATTTCAAAAAATGGTTTCCACAATCTATGGAAATACGTAAACGATTTATTGACGGAGAAGAAATTAAAATTATATATGACGAGCCCTGGTTTTGGAAAGTATTTATTAACAAGTATGTTCATCCTAATACAACCAACAATTATCGTTCTTCAGAAAATATAAAAAGTTCGTTGTCAGAAGAAAAATATAATGATAAAATGAAAACAAATAATAGTAGCTACCATATTAAAGAAAATGAAAATCAAAAAGAAAATAATGTCAGCGAAATAATTCATCAATCAACTTTTCATAATACAAATCAAACATATTGCGATATCTTGAAAAATCAAGACAAGGAAGATATATCAAATAATCAAGAGATTGATACAGAAATAGAGAACATGTTTCTATCTACGTCTACCACTACATACGCAGATAATGACGCCTTTGTAAAAAATCATGTATTTCATTGTGACAATACACGTTGTTTCTCACCACTTTTACCACCTGCTCCCAGAGATATTCTATCTCATAATATAGATTTTAGTATTCCTTCTCAAAAGATTTCAGACCATTAGACACCATTTAATTATATTATGTTGAATATATTCTGAATAAGTAGGACTCCTTTCTATTTTTTTATTTTTATATATATTGAATCAAATTAAACCATTACTATTACGATATAAAACTATTTATAATCATAAGAATAACAGAATATATAATGGACAAACAAAACAATCAACAAAACAATCAATCTTCAGGAGATGATACTATTTTATATACTATTCCTCGTGTTGTCAAAATATCTCAACTATCATCTTATAAATATAATATTGTTTTCAATCAACCACAGGAACTTCTGGTTCAATCTATTGTTCATGACCAATTAATAGAAAACGCTTTCTCAAATCACCTATATACGACCATCTCCTTTTTCGCACATTCGGCATCTTCTCTATCGGATTATATAACGAAACAATCAGTAACGCAGGAACAATCCATCAGTATTCTATGGCATTTAAATAAACAATTTCAGTTTATGAAGTCTCGTGGTTGGGGTATATCTTGCTTGCGAACACAGGACATTATTGTAATCGACAATTCCACCTTTGTTTATATACATCCAAAATATATGTTCCCTATCCAGAATAATTGTTTAAACATACCATTTCCTTTACCTTTGGACTCTTTTGTTTCTTGCGAATTGAAGGAAATGATACGTCTTACCACATTGAACCAAAATGAACCTCCTTATATAGTATCGTACACCACATTTTACTATAGTTTAGGCTGTATGATTCTTTCCTTGCTGAATAAAAAAACGGATGATACTACTTTGTCATTGTCGTTGTCGTTGTCGTTGTCCATATCATCGGATTTTTCCCCACTAGAATTATTAGAAACGTTCACATCTATCTACTCTTCTAAGTTATACTGGTGCCTTCTGCGTATGCTACAATCAGACCCTACTATCAGGACCTTACTATTTATTTAATATTTTACGATTTATTATCTTGTATTATCATATATAACTATGTCTATTCAAACATTCAAAAAAAAAGGTATTATTAAACACGGTTCTAGACGTTCGGGGAAACCCCCTGGCGGAGAATGGATATCCCAGGGACCATTTGGAAGTGGAAAGACATTGATTTTTAGCGTATCATCGCCCGGAACGGAAGGATTTTCTTTACAGGGAGGTCACAGAAATATTGGTTACGTAGGTCAAAATATGAAAATGTCCAAAAATAAAACACCTTATCGTGGTCAGTTTGCGATGGGTAATGGTGGGCGTCGTGGAACATATGATCAGACCGGTAATTCTTTTGTATCACCCAAGGTCAAGGCAGAAGTATTAGGAAATCAATACAGATATATAAAACCTTCTGTTTTATCTACCCGAGGAATGCTCGAGAGAAAATACAAATGGATACATAATGGACAATATCCGAACTATTGGGTACAGCCTGTTTACGGTAATGATAATTTGTCGATGAATGCAAGCCAAATGATGTATATTCAGAAAAAAGCGGCGGCTAATGTCGGACCAACCGCCATATATTTACCTGGAGTTGAACCACCCAAAGCTTTATGTAATGCATCCTGTAAACAATCTTATACAAATTACTCTAATTATAACCTTGTCAGCGCAAACGGTAAATATACTAAAATCATCCAACCGATTACATCGGCGCAACAAACACTGAAAATACAACGTCCTTGCGCCGACCCTTTGGGAAGGCAAAAACCGTTTCCTTTTGCGACAACGAGTGGTAGAGGAAACTCGTCATCTAGTTACGCACCTCCACCAGTTTCACAAATTGTCTATGATACTCCTCCCGAATGGTACTGGAAAAATAAGTGTGAATAACAAACTTAAAGTTATCACCATACATATCATATCGTTATATATTCTATCTGTTTTAGCATGAAAATTACACCTACACATATTCCTACCAGTTCAGCTTCTTATAATAAAGGACCCTTTTTACTTGTAAAGTTATTTGTGTCGAATAATGATGAGGGTTTAAAAGAAAAATATAGAGATGCCATTGATAACCACAATAAAACTATACATAATGATTCTTTCCCGGACGCAGGATTTGATTTGTTTACACCAGAACAGTTCAATTGTTCCCCTACCCAGGTTAATAAAATCAACTTTGGGGTTCGAACCTCCGCTACGTTGTATCATTCTACTCGTGAGGAATATACTTGTTGTAGTGGATTCATGATGTGTCCTCGTTCTAGCTTGTCTGGGACACCTTTGCGACTCGCTAATAGTATTGGGATTATTGATAGTGGCTATCGCGGTGATTTGATTGGCAAATTTGATTGTTTATATTCGTCCAACTATTCTATTACAAAGTATGATAGACTATTACAAATAGTAGCACCCTCAATGATTCCTATTATTGTTCAACTTGTCGATTTTGAACAGGACTTGGGAGTACAAACTACCAGAGGTTATGGTGGTTTTGGTTCTACTAATACAGTATAGATACCATATTTTATTACAAATTACAATTATATATACTCATAATATATATCATTGTAGCTATTATGTTCAAATGCGGAAAAAGGAAATATTATTATTTCATCATTTTATATTTACTTGCCACACTTCTTTTAGGAATTATATACTTTTTTTACAATAACAACACTCAACACACGCTAGAATACTTTACCAATCTTGACAAAAAATGGCCAGATGATTTAGTCAAACGATTTATAGAGTTTCAAAGAACCATGAATCCAAACATACAGTTTGATATGAACATTATACAACAACAGGCGTCTGCATCAGAAGCCGAAGAATTGTTGAAGTCTGGATATTGGACATGGAGCCCTGAAGTGATTAAGATCTACACAGAAGCTATTCAAAATAATACCATCATCAAAACTCAACCTGGAAATGACATAAGAAAATCACAGACTATATATAATCAACATGCCATTATGGAAAAATTATCGTACAAAACGAAAGAAGGAAGCTTTTTATTACATGGCGTCAATATTGGCACTACTAAAAATATGCCAGATAATCTCAATAATTATGCCAAATGCGCCATCGTCAACGAAAATGGCGTCGAAAAAATGCGCATGGAAAAAACCGAATACACTGGATATGACTCTATGAATGGTGGATGGATAAAACAAGTTACACCCATTGCGGACTCTGAAATACCCAACGTTGTCAACGGCTTTCGTTTTAAAAAATGCGCATGTAATCCATGCGTGGCATTGAATACACCTACAGATTATTCTTGTCCTTTTGAACTAAATGTAGGATACGGATACGATAACAGTTCTATATGGAATATGTTATGGGATAACAAAAACAAACAATAACACCACTCTATTTACCATTTACGAATTATCAATTATCATATTCCATCAACTCTTCTACGGCAGTCTTTTTATCATGATCCTCTGTTCTGATACGTTTTGGAGGTGATAACTCATTGTTATTTAAAATGGATTCTATTTCTTTTAATAATAAATCGTACTTATTGTGATCTACGAGTTGTCTTTCTTTCCGGTATTGGTTAATAAAGATGTAATGGTTATTTAGGAGCTTTCTCTCTACTAACATATCCTGATACCGATCACCATCTCTTGGAAATATATGTATGTACCATATATATTGTTTCATAATATAAAACGATAAATCGACATCTACTATACAACTGGTTGACATCTCGATCAAGTCTGGAAGCGGATATATTTTTTCAATCAATGTTGAACACGATAGTATGGATTGTAATGAATGTTCTATCATGACATTTAAATTGGTTATATCTACGTTCTCCTCGTATATATCCACATAACATGTTAAACACTGTTTATGTTTTCTTACATGATATACAAGCTCGAGTGTATTCGTTGGTAATGTTACATATTGAAGACTTTTTACCCATTTATGTTTCCGAGTGTCATATATCTCCCCATCATGTATTATGATATGATGAATGTTTATATGACTTCTGAAAATATACGTCTCGTCTCTGATGTTTGATGTTCCCATTTTCATTATTCCAAATATCATACTCGGATCCCAGAATAATGAACATACTTCTCCTGATTGTAATGTTGGATATTTGATATTATGAAAATCCATTGTTGCGTTTGTAATCATTCTTCGGGATATAATGCTACTTTGTATTTTTACTTTATATACTTTATATATTTTATACGAAAATAATTTAAACTCTACTTATGAAACTACTATAGAATGGAAACTACATCGTCTACCACAACCGAACAGAATCAACCTGAAGAACAGCCTCCCGTCAAGCTCGTAGAGGTCGCCGTTGCTGATGAAAATGTCGCATTGAACCTACTTGTATCGTTTGTTTCCTTAGCGCAAAAGCGTGGAGCTTTCAACTTTGAAGAATCTTCCAAGATTTGGGAATGTATTAAGAAGTTCCAGAAGAAGGATTAATTTAAATATTATGTAGTTAGTAATCAATATTTTATTTGTTTTATTATTATAAATAAAGTATGAGTTACAATCCAACAGATTTAGGTGCTGCATGTAGTACTAATACTAATTATACCACTACAGGAACTACTGCTATAGACAGCTTCCCTGTTCCATCACAACCGCCTGCTATAATGGATTTAGGAGGAATGATAGCATCAATATCATTACCTAATCTTACAACGGAACTAGTTAAACAAAGATACACTACATATATAGGTTCTATATTCACTATATTTGAAATAGCAGGTACATCAGCAACTATACCATTCGCACATGATGGTCGTAATATACGACTTAATGTGCGAAATGGTGTATACAACTCGAATCAAACAATCGGTGGTATTGGAGACACTTATTCGTACACATTTCAATATCGAGGAGTACAATTAAACAATAATTTTAGTACACATCTATATGAATTGATATCAGAGGTACAGACATAATTTATTCATTTATTCCATGATAAATGAATAAACAAAAATGTTTATACAAATAAGTTTCCTAAATTATTTAGTAAACTTATGAACGAATTAGCGACGACGATTTGATTTTCTGCGATTTGATTTTCTGCGATTTGATTTTCTGGATTTATTGTATTTTCGGTTGCGACGAGATTTACGTTTGCCGCCAGCAGGAACATCCCCATCCTTCAAAAGATATTCTGTAATATACCGTGACAAATTAGGATCTATTTGCAGGCCGCGATGCGTTCGTGCATGCTCCATAACACTCGCAACAGACCTGGCTTCTTGCAATCTTTCCTGTCTTTCTTGTATTAATCTTTCTTGTCTTAATATTTCATGATTTTCTAATATATGCTTAACGTTCATAGGTGGTATCCCTTGTCCGAATGGATAATTGTCGTAAAAAAAATCCCAGTTCGCGCCTGATTCTACCCATCTGTTAACTGTATAATTAATCATCCCGGGACTACCGTATCCATGTAATAATTGATGCAGATCCGTCTCCATGTTATTATATATATATAATTATCAATTACCAAGGAAATAGTAGATGGAGGTGGTGGATACAACTCGACTGACACAATCGGTAATATTGGATACACTTATTCGTACACATTTCAATATCGAGGAATACAATTAAACAATAATTCTAGTTCACATCTATATCAATTGATATCAGAGGTACAGACATAATTTATTCATTTATTCCATGATAAATGAATAAACAAAAATGTTTATATTTACGCTCCATATAGGGGTCGAACCTATGACCTCGCGATTAACAGTCGCACGCTCTAACCAACTGAGCTAACAGAGCTTTTTTTGGACATTTTTAGGTGTGTCCAGCACCAGTATATTCACCCGATGTGGGGCTTGAACCCACGACCACTAGCTTAAAAGGCTAGCGCTCTACCGACTGAGCTAACCGGGCACTTGTTACTAGCTCCTACCGAGATTCGAACTCGGGTTTCAGGATTCAAAGACCTGAGTGATAACCACTACACTATAGGAGCATGGACGTGATACATTATTTACATTTATACAGTATTTACAACAGAATTGCACGGAGTGGGGTTCGAACCCACGCGCTGTTAGCACCAGGTCTTAAGTCTGGCTCCTTAGACCACTCGGACATCCGTGCGCAATGCTCTAATGCGGTTTCGAACCGCAGACCTTCGGCTCATAAGACCGATGCTCTAACCAACTGAGCTACAAGAGCATGAGGGACTCGCTTCTGTTGCTATTCCTATTATACAAAGCCATGTTATCTCTATATTGTTTTTTGATGTATTTATTTATATGTTGTTCTGGTTAACGGGCTCAAACGTCTACACCCCGCGATAACCGGTTGTACCGGGTACTAATACCACGGAATAAATTCTAATCTTATTCATTATCACTTCAGCAAATTCATCGAAGAACTTTGTAACATTTTTTGAAATGATATTCAAGTCATTCAATTCATCATTTTGACCTGTATCTTCGTTGTATTTCACAAAAGAATTAAGCATATCTGTCATTGTCTGAAATTTATAGAAAGATTTAAATAACATTTCATATGGATCCGTGTTATGTATATATTTCTGATATTCTGGGTTGTTATACAATCTACTCACTATATCATCTACATAAGTAAGTTGAGATATAATCTTGTCTAAACGTCTGTTTACAAAATCTTTATTGTCATCCACTGTCAATTCAATGGGTTGAATATTGTATCTCATATTTTCTGGAAGTAATCTGATAACTGTTTTTGCTTGTTCTACTATGTCTTTAGTATTTTCATCGAGGTCAGTATCAATATTTTTCAAAATGGTTGTTAGGTCGTTCATTTTATATTTATTTGTACCATCCTTATTATGAAATATTAATTCAACACACTTATCATATATTTCTAAAAGATATTGTATTATAGAATGTTCAGCAACCTTTTCGGGCAAGGCATACTTATGTAAATCTGTTTGTTGTTTTATAATTGCGGTTACACGTTTGTTTTGTTTTTTTTGTTTAGAAGTCTCAATACCAACAAAATTTAATAAACCCTCTCCAAACCCACCACGTTTGCTTTTATTCACCGTTCGGTGTCTCCTTGTTTTTTTTACAGTTCTACTTTTTTTTCTAGAACCTTTACGAGAAGTTTGTTGTTTTTTATTATAACTTCCCATTTATAATTACAATATATATTATATTATAATATTCAGATAATATTCAGGAACTATTTCACATAATTATTCGTTCCAATCGAGGCGCATTATTTTCCATGGTATAATATAGTGAAAAAAACGAATAAAATGAGTAAGATAGAAGACGTCGAATTTGAAAGCAGTTATCCCGGGTTATTGAATAGTAAGTGTTTGTATCAATTAAATAGTACAAATTTGAAGATAAGACCATCAGATAAAAATGAAGTAATCCAATATTCAATAAACGATTTGGAACAGTTTATTGAAAAAACATCAGTAAGAATCGGTGATATATTAAAATATCAAACGAATTTACCAATCGATTTTTGTGCGAAGTATTTTCTGGATCCGGATGACAGTTATTTGTTTTGGGATTCAGAACAAAGTATAAACAATAAAGATGTTTTGAAATATCAGAAACAAATAACGAAAGAAGAATTGGAACAGGTTCTACAAGAAATGTATATTTAAGTGGTGGATTCCATATTGGAGAAATGGAGAGAGATGTTATGATTGCCTTTAATGATGGTAAGAAAAGTAAACTGCATACTTGTGAGGACTTCTCCATTCATTTGTGTAAAACGTGTGATAATCGTACAGACTTTACCAAGGTTGACATTCCTTATGCATACAAACAATTAATATCGTTCCTCGTATAATTACCGAGTAAATACTTATATATATTTAATAATTTGTTTTATTATGTATTTTATCAAAAATATATAATTATTTTTTCTTATGGGTAAATCCGGGTATATTTTCTAATACACTAGAAACATTTGGTAGAATTATAGTTGATTTTATTGGATTTATTTACAGATATGTAAACGAAAACGATTTTATTTTTTGAATAAAAACGTCAGAATATATTACAAAATAACATGTTCGTTTTGTAATATGAACGGAACGCATTAGATGGTTTCCGATTGTATCTATGAAAACAAATCATTCACCGAGGATTATACCACTTATAACGTCTTGTTTTCTGGTTAGGGGCATCCGTAAACATCTCATCATAACTTATTTCGTCGCCAAGCTTCTGAACCCAAGGTTCTAGTGAATGGTCGAATGCTGTGGCCGAATGAAACATTAAATCCATCGTTGTAACACTACCAACATCCCATCCGCTAATATTCTGGTTGAACTTATGGGCATCCATAAACATACTTTCCATCGTTATAACACTACCAACATCCCATCCGCTAATATTCTGGTTGAAGGCGTTGGTATGAGAAAACATACTTTTCATATTTTTAACATTCTTAACATCCCAATTGCGAATATCCCCGTTGAATACTGTGGCATAAGAAAACATACTTTCCATATTTTTAACATTACTAACATCCCAAGTGGATAAAGATTTGTTGAATGCTGTGGCACCCTTAAACATCTCGCTCATATTGGTAACATTCTTAACATCCCAATTGCGAATATCCCCGTTGAATGCTGTGGCACCCTTAAACATACTTTCCATATTTTTAACATTCTTAACATCCCAATTGCGAATATCCCCGTCGAATGATGTGGCACCAGCAAACATCTCTCTCATATCGGTAACATTACTAACATCCCAAGCGGATAAAGATTCGGTGAATCCTGTGACACCCTTAAACACCTCGCTCATATTGGTAACATTACTAACATCCCACGTATTAATAGCTCCGCTATAATTTTTGATACCGATTTTTTGTTTTCGTAAATATTTCTTAATGACTGTTCGGAATTGTTTATTAACATCAATCCCTCCCTTTTGATTTTGTTTTTTGGTTTTGTTTTTTTGGTTTTGTTTTGTTTGTTTTGTTTGTTTTGTTTGTTTTGTTTTTTGTCTTGTGGTCTTTGTTTTGGTCGTTTTTTTGTGTTTTATAAACATAGTATAATATATTATATCATTATTTTATTTTATTTAGGGTGATTTAGAAATCACTTCTTTGTATGAGGTATTATTTGAGCTGACATTACTACACATATCGTTTGAACAACACTCATATTATTTTTCATTTCATAAACAGGAAGATACATATTAGATTAAATGGTGGAATTATTATTTGTGGTTACTATATAAACATTATACGTTTTTATTTATATTACATATGAAATCGTGTCTTAAAAAAAAAATAAATTATTCATTCCATCTAGATAACTTACAAAGAGAATTAAATGAAAATGAACTGACAGTGAATAATCAGACTGTGAATAATCAAACAGTAACCACAGATTATATTAAAAAACAAATCTTTTTTTCTCATAATTTATGCGAAATATATTATGTAAATTATACATATTATCAGTGTGATGATATATGGTATGACGACGATGATTACGATTTTTTTTTGTCAGATGCGGATTCCGAAATTATGAACTGTTTTCATTCCTATCCACTCTATTCGAGTCGAGAAATTAAAACATTCTTATGGCAACCCATTTTTAACAGAATACCTACATATCTTGCGAGTTTTTTTTATAATCAGAATGGGAAACATGATGAGAAACATGATGAGGAACATGATGAGGAACATGATGAGGAACAGGAACAGGATGAGGAACAGGATGAGGATCATGATATTGATACTTCAAGTAATTCACTCTTTTCTACACGATTTTTTTGACATTTTGGATATTTCTCGTCATAATACTGAAATAATTTTACCCACCTATTGTACTTGTATTCTTCCTATGAATAATAACAATCATACTAAAAACAACGCCACAACTATAGAAGGCGCTTTTGACTTTGATTCAACTATACAACCTGTTCACGTTCATTCCACATTTTCACCTACTTGTATTTTTTGCCATAATACTAATACACAATCATTGATTCCAGATGGCTCTTTTCGAAAATGCTTGTCTTGTAACAAACAATTTAGACCTACTTTTCTCATGAAACATCCTAACGCATCAATGGTTTCAGAAAATCGCTCTTACAAAATCCCTACTTTTCAAACTATGCGACCTAATTTTGAACCTTTGGAGAAAAATAAATGGAATAAATAAATTGACACCATTTTGTTTCATAAGATATATGTAACAAAATATTACTATCAACATTTTCAGAATACAATTATCATGTCTGCTACTGCTACTGCTACTCAACCAGTCCGAGCTTATTATAAATCCAATCGGGAAGACGTTTTATCTCCAGCAAACCGCAAATATCGTGAGGACAACGAGTATCGTCAGGCTAAAATAAACTATTCGAATGAATATCGTCGCAATCATGAGGAAAAAAATAAAGAATATCAGAAACAATTCTACCAGCAAAACAAAGAAATCCTTATTGCCAGAAGAGTTGAACGCAATGTGAAAGAACAATGTGCGTGTGGGAAAATAGTTTCTCGTACTAATAAAATCACTCATTTGAAAACTATGTACCATAGGAAACATTTGAATAAGAAATATGAACCAGCGTATGATTCTTTACAGGAGGAGGAGGAAACAATCGTCAACAAACCATCTCTAATTAAACGTAGACCACGTCGTTTTGTTGTTAGCGAGTAACATAACATATTATTCGTATTTTATTATTTATCTAATTGAATCAATGTCTACTATATTAAATCTTATATGATTATCTTATATGATGTCATCATATAAATTAGTAGGCATTTTTTCATCTGTAAAAAAATTGACATCGGAATTAGATAGAATCGTAAAGTATCAAATGTCATTTAACGTTAACGTTATACTAATAATTATTATTTCAATATGGAACAAATGTTCCAACGGTTTATCAACAAATCCAATATCACATTCAAACAACATCAATACGACGGAGTCGCATGGTGTGTCGAGAATGAGAATACGATTGGACCCCAATGCTACGTCGGAGGAAATATGGTTGCCATTCCCCCATCGGGTGGCAGCTCTTATGATGTAAAAAAACATATCGGGGGCGGATTTATTGCCGATGAAATGGGCCTCGGTAAAACGATTACCATGATTGCCAATATTATCTGTCAGTTCCGGTCACATCGTAACACCCTCATTGTATTACCTCCTGCTCTTATACCTCAATGGACCGCCGAAATCAACCGCACTACAGGACATTCCCCTCTTCTATTCTATGGTTCACAAAACAAAAAAACAATTACTATAGACGAACTGAAAAACGCCCCTATTGTTATTACCAGCTATGCTTCCATTATGATTCCCTTGAAACATGTTATCGACAACTCCAAAGATACACTTCTTCACCAAATGAAATGGGACCGAATCATATTTGATGAAGGCCACCACCTACGCAACAAAAACTCCCGTTACTATGGTGCTAAGAAACTAGTGTCTCGTATCAAATGGATCATATCGGGTACACCAGTTCAAAATTATTCGACCGACTTCAAAAACTTGTGTTCTATCGTAGGACTACCACCTAACTTATTAAACAACAATGAATATAACAAAGAAAATAGGGACCGTCTATTTAACCATTATATACTGAAACGTTCTAAGACAGATGTGGGGCTTAATTTGCTTCCGGTCAATCTGGAGAACAAACACATTGTATGGAATACCACCGAAGAACGACAACTTTCAGAGGATATCCATCGTGCTATTGGAATGTGCGACAAGTCTGACCGTCTTAAGATGTACCAACACGCACGACAGACATGTATTCTTCCCGAAATCATTATAGATACTCCTCTATTGCCTTATATGAGACATGCTGGATATATTCCACATGACAGGACACGAGACTTTTATAATGTAGGTCTTTCCAGTAGTACCAAAATGGACCATGTCGTACGAGATATCCTTGCCCGGGAAGGTAATGGTAATAGAAAAATCGTATTCTGCCATTTTCGCAAGGAAATTGATACGTTGATGTCACGACTCAATGAAATGGGTATGACCAATATTGTTTCCATCGATGGACGTATTACCAGTCAAAATCAGAGAAAACGTATTATGGAAGCCAACTACGAGGTTTTGATATTACAGATTCAAACTGGTTGTGAAGGATTGAACTTACAACAGTACAATGAAGTCTATTTCATCAGTCCCAACTGGAACCCTATGATGGAACAACAAGCTATCGCACGATGTCATCGTATCGGTCAAACTAAAGAGGTATTTGTCTTCCGATATGGGATGGATAAAGTATTCGAGGGATTAGATGAAGACGATAAGCCGTCCGAACTCATTAGCATGGACACACGCATTGTTAATAGACAACAAATAAAAATATCTATGGCTTCTGATATCCTCGAACCACCTAAGGTTTCTAGATCATTTCACACCATTCTTTCACAATAATTGATTATGAATTACACCTACAACTATTACTTCCACACTCCCAACCCCCCCCTTATATTATATGTTGTATGTTATATGTAATCTTATTATAAACACTCACCCTTTTCTTTTTGATAAAAAATTGATAATAAATCTATCTAATACCTCCTTACAAATATTAACTATTAACTAGCGCTATTATTCTGTAATAGTATCTCGATACAATCGATACAAATACCATAATTCGTGTTATTACACCCTTTTCGTTATTTGCGTTTACTATGATACAACAATCACAACGACAATCTGGCGGATTAAGCACCCGTCTAAAAGCAATGGCCAACGAGGGACGTTCTCTTATTGATGATAGTTCCAAATCGGAATCCAACTTGAATGCGGCTATGATTGATTATATTCTACCATACGCAGAAAAAACAATCGCCGAACATCTTCCTCCAGGCACTCAGGTTGACCATCTCACAAAAATCACTCTATATGACCTACAATGCGAGTTCTACAAAACCGGACGCGGAAATATTCCTAATGACCTCAATAAAAAAGTTTTCATCAAGCCTGACGGAGGAATCATTACTGCTACCACACCTGATGGTGTAAAATATCCACTTCTTATATCAGAAGACAAGGTTCAAGGAACGAACGACCAACGTCGGGCCGAACAAAAGGAACGACAGGCTACTGGAAATGCCATTGAACGAGCTGCCAAAAATATTAGAACATGTGAAATGTTATGCGCACACGTCAATTATTTCCCTTACCTATTATTCGCATCTGGATGTGACTTTCATATCTCTGAAACAATTTCGAAACGTATTGTCATGATGAACATGGGGACACCCAATCATTATGTCGATATCGCCCCGACCTCATCTGAGAACGATATTGAAATTGCGGTGGACAATATCGTGAATAGTCTTGATATTCGCAAAAATTGGGGACATTATTGTATTGCGACAGCACTCGTTAAAGCACATAAATGGAATGAAATGCCACACCTCACATCCTTGTGGAGAAAAGAAGAATATGTACGCATTTGTTGTAAAGCTATCGATTTGGCGGTTCAGCAAATTATATATTTGAGAACAGAGTCGGAAACGTCTATCGAAATGGAACTATAATTATTAATATTCGTTATTCTTTGTCCATGTAATTTATTAACTAACTACTTTTTTATTTTAAAATTGATTGTATGAAACCGACTATCATTATTACTATCAACTATCACTATCAGATTACTATATAAATATATATCATATATTTATTAATAATAAATACACCATCAATAATATGTCATCTATTTACGCTAACGAATCGGAAAATAATGCTATTGTTGCTAATGCTAACAACAAACCCAAAGCAATCAGTTTATTCTCAGGCATGGGCGGTGACTCGCTAGGTATTCAAAACGCCGGGTTTGATATTATTGCCTTCAATGAGTTTGAAAAGCCAGCTATTGATACACACCATATTAATTTCCCTGATTCTACACTCATTTGTGACCCCTCCCAAAAAAAAGAAAAAGATAAGACAAATATTCAACTCATTCCCGATGAAATATTCTCTTCGTATAAAGGCACGGTTGACCTTGTATTTGCCGGACATCCTTGCCAAGGATTCTCAAATGGAGGGAAAAAACTTCCAGATGACCCAAGAAACACCCTCTTCCGGGAGTTTGCCAGAGTATGTCGCCTCATTCAACCCAAATATATTATCGGCGAAAATGTAGATGGTCTATTAAATAGAAAAACGGCTACGGGAGAAAACTATATTGATATTATCATCAAAGAGTTTGATGATATTGGATACAATGTTTCCTACAAAGTATGTCATGCCGTTCAATATGGTGTACCTCAGTTGAGAAAACGTCTTGTATATGTAGGTATTCGCAAGGAGCTAGAACAAACATATACATTTCCAGACCCTCTGAATAATGGAAAAACCGAACTACCCCACCTTCGAGATATTATTGAGTTCACTATGGAGGGAGCTATCAAACTGGACCCCGAAGACTTTGACATGAACTCTATACCTCAAGAATGTATACTTACTGATATGAATAATGACCAACAAGAAGATACCTCTAATATACACCCTTATTTACGATTGAAATCAAAGACTAGAAATCAAGAATATAATGGAGTGGTTCATCCCAATATGTTGTCTTTCTCAAAACGTGATTCACCTATCCATGCCGAGATTATTGATATTCGAAGACCTAGTAAAACTATTATTTGTACGTATGACCATCAACCACGCCTTTTCGTTCCCCTCCAAAATAAAAATGGATTCTTTATCCGTTGTATATTACCTGATGAACTCAAACAAATACAAGGATTTCCGAAAGATTTTCAACTATCCGGGAAGAAGAAGGATAAGGTCAAACAAATCGGAAATGCTGTTCCTCCTACCCTCATCTACCACATTGTAAAAAAAATGATTAGTTAAATTATTATAAAATATAAGTTGTATTGTAATTTGTATTGTTAAATATTTCTTTTTCTTTTTCTTTTTCTTTTTATTAATCCTTCTTTTCCTTAGTATTCATTTGTAATAATACGTCTACTGCTATAATTTCCAACGTTTCCAATGATTCTATTAACTCAGATTTATCGGTAGGAATCGTATCTGTAGATGTCGTATCTGTAGATGTAGTTGGATTCATTCCCAAGAATCCAGCAATGTTTGCCTTGAAAGTGGGTCTAGGATACACCTCCATAATTCCACATAGTTTCTTCTTGTTTTCTCCTCGAGCATACGTATCCTTTAATATTGTCAACTCTTTAATATAATCATTGATCCACGGAGAATCTTTCACAAACTCCTCCCCATTCAAATATAATAGCTTTGGGGGAATATTGTTTTCAGTCTTTCTTTTGTACTCTTTTCCCGTAAAGAACACCACGTAATAAATATCTTTACTGGGACATGTATCGTTGAAATAAATGGTAGGATTGTCGGTCTTCTTTATTTCTATATTCAAACCAATTCCTCCGACATTTCTGAAGTCTTTGGATTGTTGACTTCCCGCTTCTTCATAACTCAATCCCATTAGAACGAATACTTCTCGCATCTTCTCGATTACTATTCGTTCACTTACCTGTGTATTTCCCTTTTCTGTTTTGATTGACCTAATAAACTCCTCCGTTATGTGACTGTCTATCTCTACAGTTATCTTATCGAAGATGGATGACCTTATTGTATCCTCCGGGATACCCTCTGATAACATCGCGTTGATTGTTTCTTTGTATTCAGTGTTTATTGACATGGTTTTGGATTAATTTGTATCGTTGACATATATTATTACTAACAACATATGTCAATTTTTCTTTCATTGGTTCATTGGTTCAACGTGTTATCAAATACATTATTTCCACCACTTTGTCGCTTCTACCACTCAGGTTTCTTGAACCTCGATACGCATTGTATTTTATTTCGTGCTTATCCACTTTGTACTCTTTGAAGATATCCTCCCAATCTTTGGGCTTTATGATTCCTTCATTATTATAAGACAATATCACATACTTGGACTTTCTTGTTGATTTGTCTAACAAATCACGCATGCTATTCACAGCAGAAGCATAATAATTGTAGTTAGACTTGTTCCAATTTTTAGGAATACCTGAAACGCGAGATACTTCTCCAGGTTCTTTATTTTCGGCGATTACATTCAACATGAAATAATTGCTACCATAAGGGTGCTGATTGTACGGTGGATCCAAATATATTAGATCTACTTGTGGTTCCTCTGGTAAATCGTCTTCCAGAAACTTGTTGATATCCTTTTGTGAACAATGCGCAGTGAAATTATTGTCGCTCCACACAGGCATATCCAAACGAATGGGCTTCATGATTCGTTCCAGATTTACTTCCTTCTTCCCACCAAACTTTCCTATATTATTATCCTTGTGAAATCCTTTGAATACACCCGACGTATTCGTATTAATGCTTGCCTTGTTCAACAAAGGAACCACACAATATGGATAAAGAGACTTCTCCACATGGTCTTCTATATATTTTCGTAGCGTGTCTATTATTAACGCATTCTCGCGCGTATAGAAACATCGCTCCCCTTCTTTGATATCATATGTATCCTTTGGAGCATACAACTTTGCCATCACCCCTGTGCTAATATACGGACCCTTCTCGGCAATCACATTCATATTTTCTATATGCTTTCTCACTTTTGTCTGCGTTGATTTTGTCGGAGTTTCCAAATAACATTTGGCCATCAAATAAGAATATAACTCCAAATCATTGGTATATATATTCGACGCTTTTGAGCTTAACGCACGCGATACTACTGTAGATCCGGCGAATCCATCCACAATGTTGAGCTTTTCTTTATTTTCTTTCTCGCATACCACATCCACTATATCTTCTATATGGGACACTAATTTTCGCTTGTTTCCAATACATGTTAACATTGTCTGCTTTACAAACGCATTGTGAACATCTACTTTTGACATGACACTTATTAATTTACTCTACTAGTTTACTTCTATAACTATAGATATGTTTAATCAATTTTAAATAAATATATCTATATCACCCACAACCATAACAATCAGACGAAAAAATACAATCCTCGCGACCATTTCCTGGATACTGACACCCCCAATTGTTGTTTCCTATATTCGTACAACCATTCTTACATCTTGCTCCAAAATAATTCCATGGATTATACCAACGTGTGTAATCATACCACGACGAGGTTGTTGCGGGTATCGGTCTGTTATAATAAGGATACGTTGCTACCGTTGCGGTTGCGACCGGAACCCCATACCCTAGCCATCGATTTCCGTAATTATAACGACCTATTCCATATCCTCTTCTACCTCCTATTCTATGGTTTCGTCTACCTCCTCCACCTCGTCTACCTCCTCCACCTCGTCTACCTCCTCTACCTCCTCTACCTCCTCTACCTCCTCTACCTCCTCTACCTCCTCGAAATGATTCTTCTACATTATCACTATCAATATCACTATCAATATCAATATCACTATCACTATCAATCATATTCTCCTTTATATAATCAGAATCATCTGTAGCATTTATATACATGAAAGATACTATAAATACTATTCCTAGTATTGCTATTAATACATACTGGACATTTCCTCGCATTAGACTTGTTATTGAACGCATTTAAATGACCTCTTTATTATATACTAGAGATAGTTTTTTTACGTCCTATATAACAACCATCCAACAAATGTTATTGACATTAGGATTGTTAAAGATGACATATCATGTGTCAGCATATCACGTACATTAAAGTTTCGCATAAAAGAACCATATTTCAACTCATTCATTTCATTCGTATTGTATACGTCTTTTGTATTACAAACTACCTGTGAAGATTCTTCATTTGTTTCTAATGTGTATAATGCTTCTGATGGATTATTATTTGTTTTACATATCTTTCTATGTTTCCATAATCCTCCACGTGTACGATAATGTTTTCCACATCCATCATCGTCACATACGTAGAAACGTTCTATATTATTTGAGATATTACCAATTGTTACATCATTACCATCTTCTTCTACTACTACTGCTTCTTCTTCTTCTGCTTCTTCTTCTGCTTCTGCTTCTGCTTCTGCTTCTGCTTTATTAGATTGATATCTGTGGTAATGTTTCAGTGTTCTTACATGGCTTTCGTAATTACCTTTTATTGTTGTCTCATAATTACATAAATCACATCTAAAATGGTCTTTCACTTCATGTATATTATTTTTTACCATGAATGTTCTTTAGGTTTCCTTTCCTATTTTATACAAAAAAACTCTATATTGATTTTCCCTTTTTCTTTTTAAATAGTATCAAATGTTTGTTTTTCACCCCCTCCTATTGTTTCTTCAATTGGAAACACTGGACATGTAATTCTATTGTGTTCCTTCAACGAATGTCCCATTTGATATTGAATATAAGACTCCATATGAGGCATAAATGTGTTTCCATCTGGTGTTGTCATTCTCGGATTGAATATGGTTTTGAAATAATCTCTATGTGCGCCTACCATCTCACATCTTGCGGAATTATTCTGTTGTAAAGCATATTTATTCGTATAATCTACTTCTGATAAAAACTGTTCTAAACCAGGTATGTAATATCTTCCGGTTACCTTGATTACGAACTTTGAACTACCTAAACGCTTTGAATGGTTGAACGCATAATTTAACGCAAATAACTCGCATTGTCCTTTTGATGTACTTGTTTTTAAATGATGAGACTCTGGTAACGTTTTTTCATCGTAGCTTATAATATCAAATCGTTCCTTATACTTTTCCTTATATTCGTCCAACTCGGGAAAAGTATACCCGGAGTTCTCTACTAAACAAATATCCAAACTCGTATTTTCTAACCATTGCTTTATGGATTTCAAATAGATGTTTTTTCGTTCTTCACTATCTCTTTGGGCTAGCCAATGGACCGAAGGATTGATTCTTATTGTACTGGTTAATAAGATGGATACATCTCTTTTTTCGGATAAATAAATTACTGGCATAGCTTAGTTATTATTAAACGTAATTATAATTCTATCTTATAATTATATTTATATTTTACTTTATTTACTTTCTTTCAGATAAGATATGTTATGTATATCTACTGTAAACAATATCTACTGTAAAGAACCAGCACACATGCTATAAAACAATCTCATGACAAAATAATATAATCCAATGGATGCTAACGATATGACATGAGACATTACTTCACTTCCCTTAAGTTTCTTGCTTGTGAACAAATCATATACCATATTTAGTATCTGAACTAACAGCAAAAATAAGGTCCACACCATTATAATGTAAAAATAATCGCAATATTGTGCTCCCAAAGGACTTGTTAATGTACTGACTAAATCCATAATGTTCTTTCTATTATACGAGAGTATTTTTTTTAGAATAAAAAAATCAAAAGTATTACTAAAGATTCTGATTTTTTTGTTTTTTTTTGTTTTTTTGTTTTTTTGTTTTTTTGTTTTTTTACCATCCATTCGTTGCGATATCATCTACCAATTCCTCAAACATGGCTTGCTCTAGGTCTACGTCATGACAATGACAAATTACATATTTACGAGCATTCATGTTCACCACACCTAAATGATACAATGGATGATAATTACCGCATTCAATACACGACACTGCCTGGAGTCCTCTATTACCACTAGAACTACCTTCTCTAATAAAAGAAGATGGGATTGATGGTGTAAATACCCAATGTTCATCTAATTGGTAATTTTTATTATAACGATCATTATTACGTGACCACGCTTTGTCTATTATATTCTTACATTTATTTAGCGCACTACGCTGTCTTCCTACAATTATGTCATAAAAGACATAATCTTTTATATACCTTGATAACTCCGTAGGAATGATTTCACGTGTATCCTGGTTGTAGAAATTGTTTATTAACAACTGAGTTTCAATGAACATGGTTGTCATTACTTTTATTACTTTGTTTATTTTTAGAACACATGTCGTATTAGTTGTCAATTTTATATTCACCGTCGTTTCCATGCTCGTTTTTATTTCTATATTATATATATATGTCTCAAGACAATAGAGTATATACGCATATCATCTCTTTAAAACGTGCGAAAGAACGTCGTCTTCGTTGTTTAGCGCTTCATAAGAATAATCCATTTATACATATATTCGATGCGGTGGATTTTAAAAAAGCCGACCAGTTTGCTGAACTACAACAAAAATATAAGGTTCTTTCCGGAAATGGGTGGGGTGCGTGTGCCTTGTCGCATATTATTATTCTCCACCAATTCCTAGAAGGAAATCGCAAATATGTCGCTATTATGGAAGACGATTGCGTTGTTCAACAAAGGCCTCCTACTAATGTGAGAGAAGTGGAAACACTTATTCATAGAATCGGCATTCGCAACCCTAACCTCGTGGATGTTCTCTATCTATCTGGTCGTGTTTCACATAATGATAAGTATCAAATTAATGGAGGTTGTGGTACGGAAGGGTATATATTTTCGAGACAAGGAGCTAGGAAAGCATTGACCGTGCTAGAAAACCTAAACAACCCGATTGATATGGTACTACAAGCCCATTATCCTCATTGCGAATATTTGAGAGGAATGAGTAATTCAGAATATCCTACTTTGCGTTTACAAGCATACAAAACTAGGAAAACATTCGTTCAATGTAATGACTACAATGTATCTTATATTAACACTTAGTGGAACATTCATTGAGAGAAAAAGAAGAATATTTTATGACAACATATTATATAATACTCAAATTAGATAATATATCATATGTTGATTAAACCATTAACCACACGTTTTCGATCTACCAACTTATTTAGAGCGTTTTTATTGAACGCGTTTGTTACCGCCGCTGTAGCAGTATTTGCGATTGAATTGCGAGTTCTCTTTTTAAATAATAAGAGTGATGTGTATACTTATTTCAATAATATGTATTCCGGAAAAACTTTGTCAGAAACCTTTATTGCGTTCATTGTATTTAGTGCCACTTTTTTAGCTGCATTTATTGTATATCTTTCAATGTATGTCTTCGTTGATTACGGAGGAGGATTGTTGATTAATACCTAAGAATGGAAATAAAGCATGGTTCCTTTTTTTCAGTTTGAGAAAACATGAATTGAGAGAAGAAGAAGAGTTTTTTTCTTGGATTATTATATAATGGCAAACAACAGAGGACTAAGACTAGTAAACCCGGATGAAAATCATATTGGACCTCCTGATAGCCCTCCTAGATTGATGAGGGGGGACGCGATTCCTCAGCGTCCTCCGCTTATTCCTCTTCCTGTTATTCCCGAGGATTTACAAGGTATGAGCGTTGAAGAGAGAATGAAATATATTCGTTTTGCTATTCGTGTCAGAGATGGAACACAACAGGATAAAACTAACTTTACTAATTTTACAAAGGAGATGGAAACAAAATATAAACAGATAGGGGGTCGCAAACCTACTCACAAAAAACGTCGTAGTATTCGTCGTAAGACTATGAAAAAGAAAGATTTGAAGAAAAAAGGCAGTACAAAATATAAACGAGGTACCACGCATAAAAAGAGGCGGTCTTCTCGTACAAATATGAAATAGGTTTACACCTTTGAAGGTTTAAGGTAAATGATTGTTATGTTTATATTTATATTTATTTTGTTTGTTTATAGTATAATATATTATGAGTACGACTCATGCCTGTAAAGAATTCTACCAAGAACTTGAAACTCGAATAACTCTTCCTGAGGGAACCACTTTCAAGGAATGGTTTCTAATAAATCATCCTCACGATAAAATAAAAGAAAAAAATTATTGTGAGAAACACCTGAGAGAATTACGCAGTGGAAATCTACTTGCGACAGGGGCAGTCAATGCTTTAGTAAATATGAAGAAATCAGATAGTACAAGTACAAAAGGTGGAAAACGTCTCAAGAAAAACAAAAGAAGGACTCACAAGAAGAAAACAAATAGGAAATCCAAAAGGTCTAGAAAAAGAAGAAGCACACGTAAAAAGTAAATATATTATATTGTCCCCTAGTCTTTGAGTATATAATATAGTTGAGAGAAACCCATCGCCACTTTGCGCTCCCCCGTGCGCTTCCCCGTACGTTCTCCATAATGCCTATTCCTGGTAAATCGATATATGAGTGACGAAACGAGAAATGAGTGACAAAAAAAGCGGTGTATTAGAGCGCCTTTTTTGTTTGTTTTTATTTGTTTTTGTTTTGTTTTCTTAGTAGTAGTTTGTGTGTACTTCATCATAAAAGTTATATATTAGTTCATGGTTGTCTGTTGCGTCCGCCATTTTCTCACGCAACACGAGCAACATGTCGTTGTAGAATGCGCGCGTGTAAATGATGGAATCATCTGGAGTGGTATGTATCCATTTGAAATCGTATCTGCGTCCCTGTAGGTCGTTGGTATCTTCCATGTGGAAGTAGTCCTCTGGGATGTCCTGTAGGCATTTGAACCTTTGATTTTGTTGTTGTCTCCATTGCGTACACTGTTGGTTTTTACAGAAGGAGGGTATGTGATTTTCTGACAAGAGGTGCCACGTGTCGGTGGCTATGTATTCTCTGATTTCGTCGCTGGGCGAGAATACGTCTAAGATGGCATCATTCGGAAAATAGTTGTGGTATATGGTTGCGAATATCTCAGGGGTCATGAAGGATACCTGTGGGTCTTCGTTTTGATTCGGCAGACGGCTGTTGTTTGCGAAGTCCATGGTTCTTCTCTCGAAGTACTCCTGGTTCAAGAGAAGGTCTACTTGTGGCTGAATGTATTTGTAAATCTGGTGCTGTACCAGGTCTGTGGAACAAGTGAATAGGTCTGTCATTTTATATCGTTTGTGTGTAGTATTTATATTGTAAGTGGCGATATAAATGACGTCAATTTTAATATAAAATTGATGTCTTTCTCTCTATCTTGTAGTTTCCAAACTAGAATGACTACAATAACTACAACGAGTACAATGACCAAATGCTTGACTCGAGAACAACGGTTCTTCCTGCTGAATTGTAAGGTTCAGCGTGTGGTGGGCACTAGGGAGCCGTTGCGTCGCGCGATGTTGCTCCTGGACCTGTCGAAGCAGATGGTTTCCGATATGCCCGCGCTGTACTCTTGCGATCCCTGTAGTCGCGCCCAGCTTGTGTCGGTAATCGAGGATTGTTCTCGGCTTTCTGCGCAGACCGAAGACGACATCCACGATGTGCGCGACGAGGTGGTTGCGTTCTACGAGGCGGAGTCGGACGTGATGGACCAGTACGCAGTTTCTCGCAAGAAGTCGCAGAACATGATGCGGTATCGCATCGAACTCAAAGGACGGGTTCAGCAAATATATAACTCTTTAGGCGCGCAAGAGCGAGCAGTTGCGACGGCTTTACGCGCGACGCCCCTGCCAGAAGTGGGTCGCTACATCAGAACGTTTATTTGAAGCGCGAGGAAGCAAATGTATATATTTAGAAAATGATTCTATTGAGGAGAAGGAGAGAGAGAGAAAAAGGGAGCTGTATATATTTTTCTCTATGTAATGTAATAATATGGACGGGAAAGATTTCTGGCTATTCGATGAGCACGGCAATCCTACGGAAGATACGAAAGAGATTGCTAAAAATGAGGACTGGAAAGTTACAACAACTGGAGACTATACAAAGGTTTCATATAAAGGTGACCCCAGTCAAAAGGTTATACAATTTAAACACCTGAACCAACATGAAAAAAGAAACATACTAAACGCACTTGATTTTGGAACTTTAGTCGTATCAAACACTCGTCACAAGCACTACAATAATCAGTATTTTATTGTACAAATTCTTGGCGAACCTCCGTATCCTGCGTTTGGAGTAAAAAAAGATGATAGAGTTAAACCTTATCCAATTGTTATAACGAATGAGGAGGCAGTTCCTCGGCCTTTGTCCGGCGGACTTGGTAAAAACAAACACTCTAAGAAGCGAAGAAAAACAAGAAAAACTAGAAAAACAAACAAAAAAAAACATTCCAAACGTCGTTCTGAGAGAAAAAGAAGCACACGTACCAAAAAGTAATACTATTATATGCCCCCATTCGATGACATATAATATACCATTGTTCCCGAACGTCTCCAGCATTAGGTTCTCCGCCGCCGCGCAATCATATCATCTTTAGACAGTGCCTTATTTTCAGTTGCGACATATATAGCCTCCCTTCTTTTTTACTCTTCTGGAAGAGTTGTTGAGAGAAAAGAAGGAGTCCGTTTTCTCTCAACTCGTTAGTTTTTTGTCCAGATATATTTTCGGACGTCATATAAAATGAACTCTGGAGGACACTCCAGATTTTTTACCATTGACGAACTTATACTAGAAGATGAGCGAAAACCATCCAGCGAGGGACCAGGACCCGCACCGAATCGCACCTATGCGATTCCTCCAGGGTTCCCTGTTGTTTTGGACACCTGTCTTTCCACATACGACCACATCAACCTTCTCCAGGGACTCAAATATGGCAGTATTGTGTCTTCCAGTCAGCATCCTTATTATCTTCCCTATCAATATTACCAAACAAGCCTTTCCTATTATCTAACCACCATTTTTGGGTCGACCCGCGAAACTCGTCCTAGACCTTTCACCTACAAGGGTAACCTCATTCTAATCTCCGGTAACTTGGACACCCCTCAACAAGCCTAATAAAACCAAAAAGGAATTAACTAGATTCTATTGTATATCTCGAGAGAAAACAGGAAATAGAAAGGAACTATACATTTTGTGCTGGTCCCGTGCGATTCCCTCGCCACTTTGCGCACCCTGTAACGCACCCCGTCACGCACCCCGTCACGCACCCATTGCGCTCCCTATTATGCCCTACAATAGGTGTTCATATAAATCGAGAAATGAGTGACGAAACCAGAAATGAGTCACGAAACCAGACATGAGTCACGAAAATTATTAAAAGAAAATTGACAAACAAATATCCAAGAGAGAAAAAAACAACCATAATATAAAACTATCTAAAATGCCTTGTCCTATCTGCGGCGCGAGACACATGTACAAGTGGTGCGATTCCCCTGCGCTTCCTCTCATCCATGCGCAGGGGGTAGATGTTTTCCGCAAACTCCTACAGTACTCCGTCGGTCCATTTCACCCTGGTGTGGAGAACCCGAACCATACCTTGCTCAGGACCAATCTCAATCGTTGGTTGTCCTCTATATCGAAGGATGTGGCCCGAAACTTGGTCACTAATCATGCTCCGAGGAGAATGATCACAACGATTCGTCACAACACACAGTATGAAAACTCAGCTTCTCTTGGTGAACTTACAGACATTTCTGATTTTGCTACTATCAATGTTCCTCATGATCTTTCCTATTTGAGGCTTGAACAACTTCGTTGTTTGCTACGAGCTATTTATTACCAGCTCGCTCTAGACGATATTCGCCAGGATCCTACTAATAGAGGTTTACCTGAAATGGCATCTGTCTCTAATATGAGAGGAATACGTAGCATCGCTCGCGCTTTCATTAGTTCTATCAATCATTCCAATAGTAGTCAAGAGGATTTCGAAAGCAATCTGCGACTATTCAGGGAGTATGTTGGCGACCTAACACCTCAGGGGGGCTCGTCTGGAAACACGGTGGCATCTTCTCCCGAGTTTATAACACCCAATTACTTCCGTCTTGTCGAGATGCCTATACGTCTGCGCAACAACCCCTTTCCCATACCACGGGCGATTACCAACGAACAGTTCTTCAACATTGAGCTCAAGACTGAGATTCCCCAACAGGTTGACCGTAGCACTACAATTTCTCCCGAGGATACATCCAGTGATTGTGGCATTTGTTGGGACCCTCTGGAACATTCCAACTGTATTACTACTAACTGCGGACATGCCTTTTGTACTACCTGCATAATTGCTTCCATGAAGGCTACCAAAGAGAAGCACCGTAGAAACATTCCACTCACTCTATCGTGTGCCATGTGTAGGAGACACGTCCAGCAACTCATCGCCAGTGACCAAGCCTCCAATAACCTATTAATGAATACTCAATATACAACACATACGGTCAACGCATAGAACTCTTATAACAAACACAAATAGTAACAAACACAAATAGTAAATTATTCCCCTTTTAAACTTTATAAACACATTTTCTTTTTTTGCGAGAGAAAAATACCGGGCGATTATAGCACGTTTATACTGTAGCATTTATGCCCGGACAACATCGACTATAGCACGTTTATACCGTTACATTGTCGACTGGAACAACCGCCGACTATAGCACGTCTATACGGGTCCTCCTATAGAATCCAGAAATGAGTCATGAAACCAGAAATGAGTCACGTTTTTTTTACTCCCTTATCCATCAAAAAAAATATTTTTTATTTTTTTTACATATCAAAATTATTACTATCTATATTGCGAAAACCTATTATGAAAACCTATTATGAAAACCTATTATGAAAACCTATTATATTGAATTAAAACACCTCCTCCTCCACCAGAACCTTCTTGATACTCTCCGATTCTTCATCCCATACGCCCATCTCATCCTGCGTCTCTGGATTGTATAGCACATTATCCTCTGACTTCCAATATGTCACTCCATCTAACTCTACAATCGTTACTTTGGTTTCTACTTCTTCTTCTTCCTCTTCTTCCTCCAATTCCGCACTGGTGCTTTCGTTCAATAGAGCATCAAACAGATCCTCTGTTGAGCTTACTTCTACCTTTTTATCGGTCTTTTTGCGTCTTGACTTCTTATCCCCCTTTTCTGCTTCCTTCGCAGCCTTCTTTTCTGCCTTTTGCGCTTCCTTTTCTGCCTTTTGCGCCGACTTTGCGCTTTCCTTTTCCGCCTTTTGCGCGCACTTTTGCGCTTCCTTTTCCGCGGCCTTTTCAGCCTTTTCAGCTTCCTTCGCCGCAGCCTTTTCAGCCTTTTCAGCTTCCTTCGCCGCAGCCTTTTCAGCCTTTTCAGCTTCCTTCGCCGCAGCCTTTTCAACCTTTTCAGCCTTTTCAGCTTCCTTCGCCGCAGC